ACGCTACCGTGGGTAATGCTGGCTTCTTGGCGAACATATCAGTAACTCGCTCGCCCACCAGCAAATCTGGATCACGGAATATCTGTCCATACCGATACTCCTCGTCGTCTTTCACTTCCTCTGGTTCTTCTCCTTCCTCTGTAGTGATGGTGGTCTTGGAAACTATGTTGGGCCTCTGAGCAATGAACGAGGTCAGGGATGGGGGAAGATCAGGCATCAATACCTGATACTCCTCCTCGAACTCGTCCGTGACTGTGCGGTGTCTCTCTTGAGCCGTAATGATCAGGTGCATCTGCTGAGTCTTACAGATGGTTTCCAGTTCCTCAATCCATTCTCTGATCGTGGTACCCATTCTGCCCCAGGTACGCTGGTCTGGAACACCCGGCTCACGGAACACATCTCTGTCTTCCTCATCCTTGAGGATCTTCTTCATGGCTATAGAGATGATGGCAGTTGCCGTATCAACGCCAACCGTCTTAGCCCCTGTATCGCCATACTTGAGAAGATAGAGGAAGTCCCACGCATGGTTCCACTTGGCTCTGATATATTTTCCACCCTTACCCAGGGGGAACACAAGGAGATCGGGGTGGGTACGCACTGTCTCATCACCTCGTTCTGCCATGAACATAATGGGTCGAGGTCCTGTGGCGATGTAACGAGTCTTGCCAGACTTGACCCTACCCCATAGGAACTGGTAGAGGAGGAACTCCGCTTCACTTACGGGGCGGAGTTTTTGTCGAGCGAGGGTTAGCCTTTTTTGATTGACCGCCAATGTTCATCAACTCCTCTTGGTATCGAGACTTACGGAACTGGGACTTGATCATAAAGGTTGTATCCGCCCCGAGAAGATCCGCTTGGCATAGGTCATGGAAGTCACAACTCCATTCACAGCTACGATCCAAGCTACGGACCCACGGATCTATATCTGGGTTCTCGGATATGAACTCGATGAAGGACAACATCTCCATGGTAGTCCAGTCCAGTTCCTCAATCTGTCGGTTGATCAGAGCGGGATCCTTGACTATTCGGGACCTCTTGAACCAGTGGGTAGAGTTCTTCTGGGCCTCACGCAGTTCTATCTTCCAGTACTTAGGTATCTTACTCTTTCCTCCATAGAACTCGGTAAGATACTCAGCCAGGCTATAAAACTCGAAGGTCACCTTGCGGGTGCTCAACCTACCATCTTGATTGGTTTTGGGTAGTTTGTAGGGATTGGTATTCATGTAGTTGAACCCAAAGAGATCAACCTCTATACCCACCTTGGGTAGTGCCCACATGTACAGGGTCGATTGGAGATCCTCTAATCTCCAGTCGGCGTCTGGAATATTGGTAGTTGACTTGTGGTCCCAACAGACAATCAGGCCGGTATCCTTCTCCCGAACAATAATGTCTGGCTTGAAGGAGAAGTTATTCCCATCCTCATCCTGAACCACAAACCGTTCTTCGCAGTACAGAACCTCCCAGTTATCATGCTGCTTTCTCCACCGATACATGTAGGCCCTCATCATCTGCTCAGCCTGATCTGGCAGTGGCCCGTAGAACTCTCTCTCATCCAAACTCAAGCGTTTCCACCGCTTCACCTCTTTGGCGTGCTGAGACTCCCAGTCCCCTGTGGAATAGTACGCCTGCATAAGCTCGTGAAGCCACGACCCCAACTTGAGGGGCTGAGACGGTCGGCGAGACTCTATGCCTAATACATTGCCATAGTAGAACTGGCGTTTACACCTTCGCCACCTCTTTACGGATGAGTGTGATATGGTTATCTGTGTCATGTAGCACTTATTCTAATATGCCGACAACGCAGATAGCAAGTCCTGTGATAGCTGCGGATACTCTTCCTCGACCAGTGCTGCGTAGGTTTTTAGGGCTATCAGTGCATACTTATCGGTGTCTGGTTTGAGGACGAAAAAGAAGTCCTGTACCTCTTCCATGGGATACCAAACGTCATCCCCATCTGCCAGAAGACCCGTACTCAGGTATATACATTGAACCTGTGCTGGATGCTCATAAACATCGTCAGGCTCTTTGAATACCCGATACTTCTCATACAACCAATCTTCGAGTGAGTGTGCCATCTATATCTCCTTTGCTCCTTCTGACCAAAACCGGCCAACCTTGAAGTCAGCCACTATGGGTACGGTTAGTACGCACCCAAACTATACTTCCAATGGTAGATTCTCCATGACCTCCTTAATGATTGGAATCGTATCGTCCACAGCCTCGTCTCGTATGAGAAACAAGATCGAGTCATGTACAGTGCCAAAGAGGCGTGCTACGTTGTAGCTGGGTCTCTCATGGAGAATCGACATAGCTAGTAGCATCATATCAGATGCCATACTCTGTACGGGCGAATTGATAGCCTGACGTTCTGCCTCTGCCCTTACGGATTCATTGGTGGAGTCTATGTCCCACAGCCTACGTCTACGTCCGATAGGAGATACAACCCAGCCTCTGCGTTGGGCAGCCATGCGTTGACGTTGATGCCAGGCTTGTAGCTTACGGTAACGATCAAAGAAGGTGGCTCTAAACCTCTTCGCCTCCTCGATCGAAACGTCTAGGTTGAAGTTCTCTTTGGAGTACTCCACATACTTATTGGCTCCCATACCATAGAGGAACCCAAAGTTGACCGACTTGGCCATCTTACGTTCCTCACTAGATATCTCTGGGGGTGCTTTGCCCGTGATAGCCATTGCGGTTTCCATGTGGATATCACGCCCGGTGTTATACGCACGGAGCATAGCTCGGTCTTGGCTTATATGAGCAGCAATGCGGAGCTCCGCTTGAGAATAATCTGCCTCCACAACGGTCCAACCTTTTCGTCCTCCTACCAATCCCCGGACGAATGGGTTCCTTGGGACCTGCTGCATGTTAGGATTCTCACATGATAGCCTACCGGTAACCGTATGAAATGGCTTATATCCAGGGTGAATGATGCCCCTATCGTCCATGAAGTATTCCCAAGAGGTAAAGTATCTTGATTCATACAGTTTCCATTTCCGATAATTAAGGATTAGGTCAATGATCCCGGTGTCGTCTACATCGTTGAGGCGCACGAGCACGCCTTCCGAAGTGGAGGGCGCTCCGCTCTTAGTTGTCTTATGGATGGGGAAATCTAGGTGGTCGAATAGAAGTTGGCCTATCTGTTTTGGAGAGTTTAGGTTGATAGGTGAGAGGCTATCGGGAACAAACTTATCTATGGCCTTCATCTGGGAGGCTATCTTGCGATACACCTGCTTCTGACGGTGAGCAAACTTCTTCCTGTGGATGGGAAAGCCCACTTCCTCCATGCTGGTCAAGGTACGAACGGCAGGCATGAGGATCTCATTGTACAGGGTCTCAGCTAAGCCGTCCTGATGCATTCGCAAACGTTGGGGGCCTTTGAGACGGAAGGTGTAGTCTGAGTCTCTGCCACCATACTCGGCAAGGAGCTCGAGGTCCGCATCCCTCATGTGGCTCTTGTCGATCATCTCCTTATAGTCAGGAGCCGCTAGATACTTCTGGGCAAGAACACCTAATCCCTTATAGTTGTTCTCATCCAGGGCATACTCGGCACCCATGGTATCAAAGGAGGTGAAGATAGAAACCCCTACACGCCTTAGAACATGCTCATCGTACTTGCCATTTTGCAAGGTCCACTCTATGTCTGGACTCTCTAGGTAAGGCTTTAGTATATTGACAACCCTCTGAGGATCTTTCCATCGAGACTCTTTGTGCCAGAGAGGTATAACATAAGCTCCGCCCGCACGAATGGTAAGCTGTATGGATACCAGCATCCAGGACGGATCCCACCACGCAAGTCCCCCACCCTTGAACCTTCCTTTAGGTGGCTTATCTCCATCGGTTTCTGTGTCGATCGCACCTTCTTTGGCCTTTCTTAATCTAGCCACCAGTTTCTTGAGGCTCTCCTTGTCATTCACGATGACAATATTGGTTGACGGTACTCCCGCTTCGTCATACACTAGCCTCTTGAATACTACAAGGGCCTGATCGAATTGTGAAGTGTATCTTGGATTCCGTAGTACGGCAGCAGGGTGCAAGCAAGCCACGAACTTGACACCCTGCCACTCGTACACCGCCCCACTGAATTTGGTTATACCTTTCTTGTGGCGAGTAGCCATTAACCCCACATTTCCAAGGGCCAAGCCGAAACGTGGTTTAATGGCCTCGATTTCAGGTACGAGGTATTCAGTGGTGCAGGTCCTTACCTGCTTCAATGTTGGTGTGGTATTGAATTCAGGTCTACACTTAACGCCGTTGGTAATGAAGAAATCCCCTCTGTCCAAGCCATGATCGGCGAGTTTGTTCCACAGTAGTTCTCCCGCCGCTCCTGAGAACAATATGCCCGTTTCTTCCTCATTGGCCCCAGGAGCCTCGCCGACTACTATGAGTCGTGGCTTTCTATCTTTGGTAGCCGGGTTAACCGGAATACAAACTCGGTCGGTCCACTCATTTAGTGGACAGAGATCACAATCCGAGTTCGTTAAGCCAACTAACCGGGGTCCCAGCTTCATAAAGGAGCTCGATACCATCCGTATTCCTATAGTTCTCTCGGTAATACACTTTGGTTATCCCGGCATTGATAATCAATTGGGCACATGTTTTGCAGGGGGCTACTGTCGTGTACATTACAGAAGCTTCCGTACGCACGCCATGGCGAGCCGAGAACGCTATGGCATTAGCTTCTGCGTGCACTGCACGACATTCGTCAGCCTCGTGCTCCTGGGCGCAATGAGATAGCCCTGAGGGAGCTCCATTGTAGCCCGTAGCTATGATTCTACGCTCATAGACCAACACAGCCCCAACCTTGGCTCTAGAGCAGGTGGAGTGTTCGGCAAATAGCTCAGCCACCTGCATGAAGGTTTTATGTGATACGCTCAACTTGTATCTCCTTTCCAATCGGTACCTAGATCGGCTTTGTAGTCCCTTTCCAACCGATCAAACTCATCGGCAAAGATGTGAAGGTTGGAGATATGCATGGTCAGGGTATCCATAACCACACCCTCTAGTTTTTCCGCTACCCACTGACCGAGGCGAACGGTCATGTACACATCATCCCGGAAGTAGCGGTACCAGTCACATGACCTCATGTGGTAGACTACCATCAATTTGGATTCCCGAATGAGGAAATGATATCCAAGAGAACAGGGTACTCTGTGACCATCAGAAGATGCTCCAAGATCCTCGGGAAAGTAGATGGGGAGGTAGGCTTGTCTAGTATGAGGGCGTTCCACGAGCAATCGGACGAGAGTACCAAGATCACCCGTACGGAATCTGATTCCCCCAGGCATGAGGGTTTTTGGCCAGTACCGTTCCATGTAAGTGTGAGAAAACTTTCCATCCAGTTTGTGGTCCTCTACTCCTTGCTTATACCATGGCCAGTTCTTGTACTGTTCCCCAGGGTTGAGAGGATCCCCCGACACCCTCTCTTGAAAATGATCCTCAGCCCAAGGTAGGTTGGGGCCCACTTCCTTTTGTAGTACACCCAAGTGGTTAGGTATGTTGTACCACTCAAAGCTTAGGTTCTCTAACTCATACGTTCTCACCATGGGCAAGTCTGGGTTGGTAAAGGATTGCCACTCACCCACATCTACACTTGTTCCATTCCTATACAATTGAGACTCCGCCCAAAGGGCTATTGAGGGGAATGCCCAGCTAGTTAAGGATCTCAAAGCCTTCTACCTTTCCGAAATCGAGTGACTCCACA